ATTTGTCGATACTAATAAAATTTTAGATATTAAATCTAATTATGATATTTACGGAAATTGTATCCACCCCAAAGTTATCGGTAATTTAGAAAATTTATTTAATTTTAATTCATCTGTCGGATATATTTTTAAAGATTCCGCATCCATAGCAATTAACGATGAATTTCGTGATGAATATAAAGACGTGCTAAAGCACGATACAATCACGAATAAGTTACCTACATTTGCACAATATGAAAAAAATATTTTAACGTTAACTATCGATTTTCCTAATAATCCATTAATTGGCGCAGCTAATTGTAATGCTATTGAATTATCTCCATTCTTAGCTGGCGCAGCTATTTTAAAAACAATTACGATTATTACTAATTCTGGAACTCAATTATCTAATAATGCAATTATTATTAACTATGATCAGCCATTAGAGGATACTCGAATCTTATTCGATAATATTTATAGTATTAAAACACTTACATTATCTTTTAAGTTAACGTTTGCTAATAATCTTGGTTTATATCCTTTCGGTTTACGTCATTTATATTTATATAATGCAAATTTCGATACTAAAAATAGTAATATAGTAGTTCGAAATGATTATCAAAATTTAATTAAATATATTGGTGATAGTGTAATTATATCTAATCAAGTTAGTGATGGTGTTGGCGATCGATATAGCAAACATGAAACTACTTGTAGCGAAGCGGATATTAAATTGTATAGTTATTACTCTAACGGTAATTTATTATATCCTATTGAAACTCATACCAATAATTTAATCAATCAATTAAGTAAAAATACAAAGACATTTTATGCCGATATTCCAGTTAAAAATGCAATGTATAGTATCGAATTTAATAAGGTCCGGACCTAGTTGTCTGGGCCTTATTTTTATGCTATAATATATTTTGAAAAGAAGATACTATTTTAATGGAGGTAAGCTTAAACAAATAAAATTGTTGATAAAAAAAATATATATAAGGAAGATAATAGTATTGTTAAAGAGTTTCAAAACTGAAATTAATCCTACAAAAGAACAAATTGTAAAAATAAATAAAACTATTGGAACATGTCGGTTTATTTATAATTTTTATATTGCTTATAATAAAGAACTTTATAAAAATGATAAAAAGTTTATAACTGGAAGAGCTTTTAGTACTTGGCTTAACAATGAATATATTTCAAATAATCCAGATAAAATATGGATAAAAGAAGTGTCTTCAAAATCTGTTAAAAAATCCATAGAAAATGGCTATAAGGCATTTATTAATTTTTTTAAACATAAAAGTAAATTTCCTAAATTCAAAAAGAAAAACAATTCTGATATTAAGATGTATTTTGTTAAAAATAGTAAAACAGATTGTTTAAGCGAGCGTCATAGAGTAAAAATTCCAACTTTAGGTTGGGTTAGCTTAAAAGAAAAAGGTTATATTCCAACGTCTAAGAATGGTTTTATTATTCGAAGTGGTACTGTATCACATAAAGCTGGTAGATACTATATATCAGTTTTAGTGGATATACCAAATATAAATAATGTTCAATGTAATAATTTTGGTATTGGTATAGATTTAGGTTTAAAAGAATTTGCAATATGTTCTGATGGATCTATTTATCATAATATAAATAAAACATATAATGTTAAAAAAATAGAAAAAAGTTTAAAACGAGAACAAAGAAAGTTGTCTCGTAAAATTATTTCAATAAAGAAAGGAGAATCTACTCAAAAAAATTTTGTAAAACAAAAGCTAAAAGTACAGAAACTTTATCAAAGATTGACTAATATTAGAACTGATTATCTTAATAAAACAATATATAGTATAGTAAAAACCAAGCCATCTTATATTGTTATTGAAGATTTGAATGTATCTAATATGATGAAAAATAGACATCTTTCTAAAGCTATAGCACAACAAAAATTCTTTGAATTTAAAACTAAATTAATTAGCAAATGCAAAGAAAATAATATTGAATTAAGGATTGTAGATAGATGGTATCCATCATCTAAACTTTGTCATAATTGTGGTCATATTAAAAAAGATTTAAAATTATGCGATAGAAAATATATTTGTTCTGAATGTGGTTATGTTGAAGATAGAGATATTAATGCAAGTCTTAATTTAAGAGATGCTAAAACTTATACAATTATACAATAAACATAATGTATGGGTATGTACCGAAGGCTTATTCGGGAATTTACGACTGTGGAGTATACAAGAACTTGTGAGTAGTATATTTAATTTTATTAAATTACAAAAGCATATACATTGAAGCAGTAAGTAATAACTGTGAAGTTTTACAAATCTCATTATAAATATGTATTTATAATTTGAGTAGCAGGTTTTAATGATTGATTCGATTTGGTATGAAGAAAATATCTTAGGATATTCGACTAAAAAAAGTTATATCACACAATATACAATCGATTATTTATACGATAATAATTATAATGAAGGCGACATTATAAATATTTTATCTAAAATTAAAAAAGAGTCGATTAAATATAAAGATTTACCGTCTAAATTATGGAACGGTTTAATCAAACGTGATACATATTATTTTCATCCTGAATTACAAATCTTATCAAAACCACCGATGTTATATATTAGTTCAGATATTATAATTAAACCAGTGAAGTTTTTTAAAGAAATTAAAATTTCTTATACTAAACAAGACGTGCTTAATTATTTTTATCGTAAAGCTAACTCTAAAATTATTAAAGATATCAACCGAGATCTAGGTTCATTAGATTATCTTTTATCAAGATATAAGCACCAACTTATGAACTCTTTAGACGTGATTCTTTATTTAATCGATGATCATGCTTTTGAAGCTAATTCATTATTAGCTTTAAGTAATTATGAAGTCGATACTTTAGAGAAAATAGAAAATATGTATTATGATAATCATAGAAGTGGAACCGATAAGATTATATATAGATGGGAGTAAGTAATATGAACTTTTTTGAAGAATCACTCGCTACGTATGAAGAATATGAAATTGAAAGTTCTAAAGACGAAGAAGAGGGATATGATACCAAACGATTTAAACAATTTAATCAGAATCTTAGCGGTTTAACTAAAGGGCTATATATTTTTGCTGGCGAATCGAACGGTGGTAAAACTGCTGTTATGTCTAATCTGCTAAAAGATTTAGGTACTAATGAAAAAAACCATTTATTCGCTATTTATTATACGTTGGACGATACTGTAGGCGAAGTAATTCCACGTATAATTGCAATGGATCAACGTATTCCTATTTCTGTAGCTCAAAAACCTAAACGTTATGAAAAAATTATTGTGGCTACTCCAAGATCACCTGAAGAGCAACAAAATTTTGAAGCTATTCGTGCACAATTGAAAGCACGTCAAAATGGTATTCAAAAATTAAAAGAGCAGAGTCAACAATTTATGTTGACCGACGGAACTAAAGTGCGTACATTTGAAGACATAAAAGAGCATGCAAAACGCGCACAAGATTTTGTCAAGTCGCTAGATGATAAAAATAATATTATTATTGGTATCGATAGTTTATCAGATTTAAAATTTAAAAGTCGTACATTTTCTAAACCGCAAGAACGACACGAAGCTTTATCTGAAGAATTAAAGCAAATGGCTAATACGGAATTACAAATTCCGGTATTTGGTACTGCTCACCTCCGTAAGCTTAATCATGCTGGTCGTCCTTCTTTAGACGATTTAAAAGAATCGGTACGATACCAATATGATGCCAGCGTTGTATTCTTAGTTCATAATGATGTGAGTAAGAATAAAAATAGTGCGAAAGTATTTTATAACGTTGAAACAAGTCAAGATATTCAACCAATTATTGAATTGGATTGGGCAAAAAATAAACGAAGTGAATTTAAAGGCAGAAGCTTCTTTTATTTTATTCCACAATATTCTCATGTAACAGAATGTTCAGTAGAAGATGCCGAACGTTTTAACAATATTATAAGAGGTTAAGATGAATCAATCTGTATACGAAAACGTATTACAAAAATTCAAACAAAATGCAAAATTATCTCATATTAGCCAAGAACGCTTTTTAGAGTCTTGGACTAGTTATGTCGATTTACTTGTTGATTCTAGATTCCCTAATATGCAAGTTATTAAAGATATCCTAGAATTAGCAGCTCGATATGCAACAGTAAAAGCTTTAAATGAAAATTTCGAAGTAGAGCATTATAGTCATTTATTTAAAGTTCGTGATTCTATTTCTAAATTTGTCGAAAAATTTAAAGATGATGAATTATTAGTTGCTTCTGATTTTAAAGAAAAAATTTGTCAAGCTGTCGAAGCATTACAAGGTCCAGATAGTGAAATTCCTTTATTGCGTCCAGCTCCGAATACTCCAGATCAAGTATTCTATGAAGCATATTTATTAACATTGATGCATTATGGTAAAGATAAATAGCAATCAATTTTTAGATTATTTAGATAGTCCTTGGTATTATAATATAAAATATAATACTCCAATTCCGACAGATGAGCGTACATTACGGTCATCTCTTTTGGATGTGTCGTATGCATTCTTAGGTAGTATCGCACAGAAAAATATTCTTACGATGCCTAAATTAACTAAAATGCTAGATAAAATATTCAACGAAATTCCTCATAGAATAACGCCAAAAGATACGGTGAAAGGAATTAATCGATTAAATAATTTATATAATTATTGTAGCGAAAAGCAATTAAATATTGTTAGTATTGGTCATATACATGAATTAAAGTTTGATAACGGTAGTATCGAAGTCGATATTGGACCGATCGCTTATGAACATGGTCAATATTTTTTATTCTATCCAGTATATGATCATGTATTTAATCAAGATAAAGCTGATAGTGATATTAAGTGTACACTAGATTGGAAAGCTGCATACGATGCATTTGATTTTCAATTAAGTGGTGTTATGTTTTATTATGCTAAAACAAATAAAACATTTATTTGTTATCGTGATATTAGCAGTATCGAACGATTAAACTTTATTGCGAACAATGTATTAAAAGGTATAGAACAAGGAATTTATTTCCCTGTTCGAGAAGAAAGTAGTAAGAGCCGATTTATTCCAGAATTATCAAGAACATTTACAGGTAAATAATGGCTTATACTATAGATGGCTGTACTTATAAAACTAAGGCGTTACGAGATACGCATATTTTATGGACACAGCATATTAAAGATAAATTAATTAAAAGCTTTGAGTTGCCACAAGTTAAAGATAAAATTAAGAAAAGTCGATATTTTTCTTATAAACCAATTGTCGATGATATCAAATTTGATAGTTTAATGGAAGCTTCTTATTATATTTTTTTAAAACAAAAAATTAAAAATAAAGAAATTCTTTCATTTGAACGTCAAGTTAAATATGAATTGCAACCTGCTTTTAAAAAAGGAACGAAACGAGTCTTGGCTATTAATTATATAGCAGACTTTGTCGTTACTAATTTAGATAAGACTGTTAGAGTTATCGATATTAAAGGTAAAACTACAGCCGATTTTAATTTAAAGAAAAAAATGTTTGACTATAAATTTGAAGGTCTAACATTAGAATGCTTACAATTTTATGATGGAACTTGGCAATCGCTAGATGAAATCAAAAAAATTAAGCGGAAAGCTAAAAAGAAAAAATAATGTCTGAACCAACTTTTTTGGAGGGACAAAAAGAAGCTTGGGAAGAAGTTGATTCCATTGTATTGGAATGTCAAGATACTAATACTCCGGCTATAAGAAGAGATGAATTATTAGAAGAATTATTAATCCGATTCGAACCATTTTTAAATATGTTTAAAGACTTATTACTTCACGATAAAACATATTTAAATAATAAAGTATCACGAGATTTTATCGGTTTATATATTGCCGATACTGGATTACGATATAAAGTATTCCAGAATAAGCGTTTAACTAAGGACGAGTTTAACGAAGTTAATCGCAGTCTTAGTTTAATTCGTGATAATTATGGTAAGCAAGCCAATGTAGAAAATGATCTACAAGCTATATTTACTCAGATGGTTATGAAATATAAAAAAACTAATCGTTCTTTTAATACTTATATATCTTATGTATTTAGATACGAATTATTTAGGTTCATAAAGGCGCACCTTAAGGATCGTCTTAATAATAATTATGACCGTTCTTCTTTTGAAGATCGTGTTATCGGAACTTATAATGTCCATCATTCGTTAGATTTAAGTGATCAGATTACGATTACTAACAATGATTCTTTCAGCGATAGCTGGAAAAAAGGAATTTGCTGTTCCGATATCTTCAGTGAATTAACTGAAGAAGAACGAACAATTATTTCTATGCTTTTCTATGAATTATTAAAACCAGCTGAAATTCAAGAGAAGCTACATATGAATGTAAATACGTATCGTCGTATTAGACGTACAGCGTTAGAAAAACTTGAAAAAGCTACAGGATTAACAACAAAACATTTAAAAAAACATAGAGCGAGCAATTAATTTTGCTCGCTTTTTTCTTTTATATATGATATAATATATATGAAAGGCGGTTACTCATGATTACAAAACAAGAGTACAGATCTCGTTTAAAGGTAAGTGAATTGTTAGCTAAAATCCTTGAATTAAAACAGATCCCAATGGAAACTGCATATAATATTTTATATGATCAAGACAAGCTAATTAATATTGATGAAACTGACGAGATTATTAATATGACACAAGCGGCAGAAGAATTTGTGTCGTATATTAATGAAGGACGCGATGTCTATGTTTACGCAGATTATGACGTAGACGGTATGACAAGCGGAACGATTATGGCTAAATTTTTACCGAAAGTTTGTAAAAATAAAAGTCAAGTATATTTCCCAGAGCGTAGCGATGGGTATGGCTTAAGTATTGCCTTTATAAAAAAAATAAATGAAGAATATAAAGACAAGCTTAAGCCTCTTTTAATGACTGTCGATAATGGTATCACCAAGGTGGAAGAAGTTGAATTATGTAAAAAATATGGAATTCCGATTATAATTACAGATCATCATCTTCCTCAAGAAGTTTTACCAGATACTATAATAGTCGATCAACATATATCCGATTTAGATCATTGGGCTAAAGGTATATGTGGCGCAGGCGTAGCTTATTATTTTTGTCGAGCAGTTGAACGAGAACTTGGATATAATTATTATGAAAGTAATCGATTAACATATTTAGCGGCTATCGGTACTATTGCCGATGTAATGCCGTTAGATAATATGGTAAATCAAGCTATCGTAAGAAAAGGCTTTAATCAAATCGATGCTGACAATATCCCTAATACTTTATCCGCTTTTATTAAACAATTAACTAATACTAAAATAAATGGTGATATTGTTTCTTGGACTATTGCTCCTCGATTAAATAGTTGTTCTCGTATGTTTGATATTATGTCTTCGATTAAATTATTTTCAGTTACACAAGATCCATTAGAGATATGTGCTAACGTCGAAGAATATAATAATCAGCGTCAGAAGATAACTAAAGAATATGTCGAAATTATTCAAAAAGAATATGTCGACGATAGTGGTATAGCATTGGTTGCTCTCGATAACATTCCTCATGGTATTATCGGTATATTAGCTGGAAAGCTTGAAGAATATTCTGGTAAACCATCGTTTGTCGGAGTTAAAGATGGAACGATTATAAATGGTTCGGCACGTAGTAATACGTATCCTCTTGATGTATTGTTATATGGAGAACCCTCTGTCGCTTCGTATGGTGGCCATGCGGCGGCTTGCGGTTTTGCTATATACCAAGAACTCGTAGAAGAGTTTAAACAGGCTTTAACGGCTAAAATTTTAAGTTTTACGCCTATTGACGATGGTGACATAGTTGTTAAACCAAAACAATACATAGAATTAACTTTAAGAGATTTAACTAAAGAATCGTTCGAATCATTTAATATATTATCTTATGATAAATCTGGGTTTGAAAAGCCTTTAATTATTATAAGAGATTTAACTGTATTAGCAATTAAGCCTAGCGGAAATAATCCGTTAAATATTAAATATACAGTATTTGATGGCGATACAAAAATGGATATTTGGGTTTGGAAATTAGGAGATCAAGGAATTGATGTTGGCGATAGAATTTCGTTAACTGGAGAAATTGAACGCAACTTTATGAAGCCCAAATTATTCACTTTAAAAGTTTCGGAAATTATTAAAGGGGGATAACATGTTTACACATTTACATGTACATACAGCATATAGCTTTTTAGATGGCTATTGTCATATAAATAAACTTGTTGCTCGAGCTAAAGAACTCGGCATGGAAAGTTTAGCTATTACTGATCATAATCATATGGGCGGTATTTATGAATTCCAAAAAGAATGTAAAAAACAAGGTATTAAGCCAATATTAGGTTATGAAGGTTATCAAACTTGGGACACTAACGAATTATCAAAGCCGATAGAAGACCGTTGGGTCGATGCGGCTAAATTAGCGTTAGAAGCCGGAGCTATTGCGCAAAAAGAACATGATGATTTGGTTAGCGGTAAAAAAGGTGTTAAAGGTATTAAAAATATCAAAGAACGTACTAAAGAATATATGTACGATACTCGTCAATATCATTTAATTTTATTAGCGCAAAATCAAGTCGGTTTAAATAACTTAATTAAACTACAAAGCGAAGCAGCTAGTAAATGTACATATAACGGACGTTTCTTGTTCGACATGAAAATGTTACGTAAATATAGTGACGGTGTTATTTGTCAATCTGCTTGCGTAGCAAATATGATTGCTTCTTGTATTAAAAAAGAAGATTTAAAAAAAGCCGAAGAATTAATTCTTGAATATAAAGATATTTTTGGTGATCGATTCTATTTAGAAGTACAACCTAATAACTTTGAATTGCAAGTCAAAGTAAATAATTTTTACTTAAAAATGTCACAAAAACATAATATTAAATTAGTAGCGACTAGCGATGTACATTATGTGAATAAGAGTGATAATAAAGATCATGATGTATTAGTTGCTATTGGCACTGGTACTACTATTTATGATAAAAATAGAATGCAATACGATCACAACTACTGGTTAAAATCCGAAGAAGAAATGTGCGACGGATTTAAAGCTATTCTTAACGCCAGTGAAACAGAACGTGAAGTAGCGCATAAAAAATATGCTCTATACCTTGAAGCTATTCACAATACGCAATTAATTGCTGATAGTATTGAAGAAGTAAAATTAGGTAGTGACGCACCATTAATGCCTAAAATTCCAGGAGCTAAAGGTGACACTAAATTAGAACTTCGCAAATTAGCATATCAAGGTTTATATAAATTAGCCGAAGAACATGAATATATTAAAGAAAAAATTCATGAATACGAAAAACGTTTAGCTTATGAATTAAATATTATTAATTATAAAGATTTTGCTGATTATATGTTAATTGTACGTGAGTATATTAATTGGGCAGATAATAATGATGTAATGACAGGTATGGGCCGTGGCAGTGCCGCAGGTAGTTTAGTGCTATGGTGTATCGGTATTACTAAACTTGTTGATCCTATTAAATATAATTTATTATTCGGCCGTTTCTTAACTATTGATAGAACAGGCTTGCCTGACGTTGACTCAGATTTTTCGTACTTCGGTCGAGATAAAGTAATTCAACATATTAAAGATTTATATGGTTCTGACAATGTTGCGCATATTGGTACATATACACAACAAGGTGTAAAATCTGGTTTAAAAGATGTTGGTCGAGCACTTAATATTAACTTTAAAGTTATGAATAATCTTTCTCGTTCTATCGATGAAATGGAAGATGCTGTTCCCCCTCAACCTAAGTTTAAAGATTATGATAATCTTAAAAATGGCAATGTGCAAGAAAAACAGCTATGGAATAAATGGAATAAACTCGAGCAAGAAAATAAAGAGCTGTTTAGATTGGCTAGAAATTTCGAAGGACTAAAACGTAACTTCGGTGTACATGCTTCCGGTATTTTAGCTATGCCTTGTAAAGTTACTGATTATTTTCCGACACGTAAAGATGATCATGGTGTAACTATTACTTTATTTACTGGTACACAATGTGAAGAATTAGGTACAGCAAAGCTAGATATTCTAGGATTAAAAACATTGTCAATTATCGAAAAAACATTAAAACATTTGAATAAAGATGTCGATTGGCTATATAAGACTTTTGATGTTGAAGATAAAAAAATGTATAAAATATTAGCACAAGCTAAAACAGATTGTGTATTTCAATTAGAATCTGATATGTTTAAAAGTATGCTTAAAAATATGAAGCCAACTTCATTCGACGATATATCAGTTGCTACGTCGATCGGTAGGCCTGGACCTCTTAGTGCTGGACTTGATAAACAATATATTGCATGTAAAAATGGTAAATCTACTATTGAATATCCTATTCATGGTATTGAAAACATATTAGATAATACTTATGGGATAATTGCATATCAGGAGCAATTAATGCAAATTGCAAAACAAGTTTCTGGCTTTGATGATAATCAAGCTGATTCAATTGTTCGCAAAATTATTGCGAAAAAGAAAGCAAGTATGTTCCCAATGATGATTCGTTGTCATATATATGGTAAGAAAAATATTGAAGGACCAGATGGATGGGAGCAAGATAATAACGCTCCTTGGTATGACCCTAAAGGTAAATATGGACCAGAAATCAGAGGAGCTATTACTAATGGATATACAGCTGACGAAATGAATTATTATTTTGATTACATTTCTGGATTCAGCAGCTATGCCTTTAACAAGAGTCATGCCGTAGCATATTCTTTTATGAGCATGCTAACAACATGGTTAAAAATTTACTATCCTGTACAATTTTATTCTGCATTCTTATCGATGCAAGCAGTTGAAGATTTATTACGCTATATCCCGATGATTAGAAAGGAAGATATCGATGTTAAGGTTCCGGAAATCAATAGCTCTGATATTGATTTTACTCCTAATGGAAATTCTATATTATTTGGGCTGGGTTCTATTAAGGGCGTAGGTGATTCTAGTATTCCTGAAATAGTGAATAATAGACCTTATAGTAGTCTTGAGGATATATTTAGTAAAGTTCCTAAAAAAGCATTTAATAAAAGAGTAGGCGAAGCATTAATTAAGTCGGGCGCGCTAGATTTATTCAATACTAATCGTTATGAACTTCTTAATGAATTTCATGCTATTCGCAAAGATAAAATCGAAGAATTAAATATCGGGCAATGTAATGACGAAGCCATTATGGAAATGGAAATGGAAACTATTAATTGCCCGGTAACTAAAACTCCTGAATGGTATTCTTTAGATAATGAAGAAGTCGAAAATATAAAAATTAAAATTACAGAAATCGATGAACGTAAAGATAAAAGCGGAAATATAATGGCTTTCTGTAAGGGCGATGTAGGCGGTGGTGCCACTATCGATCTCGTTATCTTTAGCTCAATTTATCTTGCTAATATGAGCTCTATTCGTTGTAACCATACTGCTTATTATTCTGGTAAAAAAGAATCGGATTCTAAGATTATCGTTAAAAAAGTAAGTATGATTAAATAAACTGCGTAATATATATGTAGTCGTTAATTTAATTTGTTAACAAATTTGGAGATTAATTAATATGGCAAATCGTGGTTTTTATGGTCTTTTTGACCCAACCAAAAAACATGGCGGCAAAGGCGCTGAAGACGCTAAAATTAAAGAGCTAGAACAACGTATTCAAGCGTTGGAAGCTAAGGTTCAAATTTTAGAATCTAAAGTGACAACTGGTCGCGCACAATAATAAATTAGAAAGCTTACTTTTTGTAGTAAGCTTTCTTTTTTTATGCTATAATATTGTTGTAATATAACATTGTAAAATATATTTTTTTATATTAAAAAGGAAACCATAATATGGCAAATATAAACGGTAAAATTTTAGTCGATAATGGAGCCGGTCAAAAAGATCAGTTTAACCCAACTACGTTAGCTTCTTCCGTTGTTTTTGATGATGGTCAAACTCTCGAAGAAAAATTCAGAAATTTGGTACCGGCAAAAGCTACACAATCTGAACGTAGTGCTGTTGCAGATCGAAGCGATTTAAGCGAAGATACTCGTAAATTTATGGGCCATCCATTAGAAGACTTCATTTTAAGAAATGAATTAATGGCAACAATTACTAAGATTAATGAACATAATGATTGGAAAAATAGTGTATCGACTGTCGATGAATTATATACTACTTATCCAGATGCTATTGTCGGTAATATTGTTGCTATTAATACTGGTGATGCTGCCGGATCTTTATATCGTTTTAATGGTAGTGACTGGGAGATTTTATTAAAACATGGTAAACGAGTATTACCAGATAATGTTGTCGATAAAATTAATAAAAGCGTTATTATTGAAAAAATGGAATTTGGTAGCAACAGGTGGATAAAGCAAGGCGAAGATAATTATGAATTATCTTTGAATATTGCGAACGCTGAAATTATTCAAGTCGTTATTTTTGACGGCGCATCTAAAAAATTAAGTACTATTACTTCAGAATATAATAATAATAAAATTTTATTGCATAGCGTATTCCCTGAACGCGGCTATGTATTGTATTATACTCAACAAAGTGATGTATTAAATCATGGTGATACAGTATGATCCAAAATCTAAGTCAACTTGTCGGTCTTAGTGATATTAATAAGAAAGTTAATGAATTCGATAAAGAACTATCCGATATCAAAAAGATGTCGGATAGAACTGTCGATACGCAAATATTATCTTCGTTTATTACAAACAATAAACGAGATATTCAAACATTACTTAATACGGCTCGCCAAAAAATCGAGCAATTAAAAAATAGTATCGATACTAAATTTAATGATTATTACACTAGGACACAAAGTGATTCATTATTTGCACGCTCTTCTTTATTAAAAACCTTTATTCGCGATAATAGAGAAGAAACATTTGACAGTAATTTAAATGTTAGTGGCAATATTCAATTAAACAATACGAGCGGTCCAATTATTCAATTTGGTGATGGCTCTTTAGAAGTACGTCCTAATTATTTAAAAATAACGGCGCCTAATGGGTCTGTGCCAGTCGAAATTAAAAACGGTGTACCATATAGTAACGGTAATGTCGTTATGACAAACGTTAATTATATTTCTCCTGGTCCATGGATTGAATTACCAAATAGTCGTAATGTTAAACGAGTTAATTATAATATTGCTTATGAACAAGGCGCTCGGCAAATGTTAATATTATATCGTTATCATGACGGCAATAATAATGGGCATGAGTATATTAATCATATTCTTATCGAACTTCAATTAGGTTTACCTAAGTATAAAGATATGGAATGTGAAATTAGTTTATTAAATAGCGAAATTAATGTTACTTATAGCCGCGACGGATATAATGGTAATATTAAAGCTGTGTATTATCGATAGGAGTTTTATATGGCAAAAAGAATAGAATCACAAGCTGTGTCATATAAAACGACACAACAAATTAATGCGATAGCCGATCAATTTAATGAATTCGTTAAAAATATTAATGCCGGTCGATTTACTGTCGACGATTTTATTAAAAGTTTTAACGAAATTAATACGTTATATATTTCTTCTAAAAAAGATCTAGATCGTTCTATTCAGCTGTCGCAGGACACATTTAATTCTATGTCTCAGAATTATTTGACTAAAGAAGAACAAGATTCTCGTTATCTAAATAAATCAAGCTTAACAAATGTAGTATTAAAAAATGGTAATTTTCAAACTAATAATAAATTAACTATTAATGGTAATAATAAAATTATAGCTAATAAAAATGGCAATATATTAATGACATTAAACGGTGTAAAATTAATTGCTGAAGGCGAATGGTTAAAATTTATTAATCCGGATAATAGCGAATTATATGCTCATAATATTAACACTAATAATGAACGTATGTTAGGTCGCGATGTATTTAGATTATCTGGAGAACAACAAATTGATGGTAATTGGAATGAGTTAGCAAATAGCCGCATTGAAAACGTAAATGGATCGGTAAATCTTCCAGATAATTGGAACGATTTAATTATTATTGTCGATAATACAAAACAAGATTATGATAATTCTAATAAAGATTTTGATAATGTTCATAAGTATGCTCCATCTTATGTCTTTGTATGTCGAGCAGAAACTCCGATTAAATTTTTAACTCCATTCTCTGTAGCCGGTATTGAAGTTGGCGCAACATATGTTCGTTTAACGCAAAAAACTGGCCCGGTATTTATGGAATATTCTAAAAGCCGTGATTACGGCAGAATAGTAAAGGTATTATGGCGATGATTGAAAAATTAAAAAACAAAGTAACAATAGTCAGCCAAGTACAAAAAATTAACGAAATTATAAAAGCTATCGATCATTTTAAAGAAAGTATCGATGAAACTAGTATTAACGGGTTAATTAATCGTCATACTCAAAAAATTAATGAAATGAAAGCGCATATTAACGATTACGTTATTAAACTTTCAGATCAGTTAAATGCTAGTATTAATGAAAAACTTAAAAGTTTTTATAGAAAATCAGAAGCTAATAATAAATATGCTCCTGTAAATGAAGAGAAAAAATATGTTCGTTACGACGATCTTAATGTCGGCAAAAATTTAGTTATTAATGTTGGATCTGGGCCAGCTATTAAATTTAATAAATCTGACGGTACTTTATTCACTATCGGTGATTTTGATATATCAGTATGGCCTTTTAAAATTACTAAAGGTAATGTTCAATATATGGGAGTGAATAACGAAGGATTAATATCTGATAAGCATATTATTACTCAAGTTAATTATAAGAATTTTATTAAGTTAAAATCTTGGCGCGACGGGTCTTCTATCGGCAGCTGGAATGCTAACGATTGGAATGAAGCATATGCATATAATACTGGCGATAACTATCAAGGTATCTTCTTAATGGTTAGAAATGCTTCTAAACGCCGTTATGATGTTATGAATTATAATTCTGGCGACGATACTAATATGTCAGTTTCTTTCCACAATTATTATGGTAATACTAGGAATGTAGAACTTTGTTCTCGTTTAATTCAGTATCCAGGCGATAGTAGATTCCAAGTTAATATAGCAGAAAAACATTATATGATGCCTATCAATAGACCTAAATTCCGTCTTAAATATGCTGAAGGGTGGGTTATTAAATGCCGATAGATATTAACACTCTTCGAAATAATCTTAATGATTTAATATTTAAAGTAAATAATCTAGAAGCTTATAAAGAACAAAATAATGATTATGCTAACACATTAGATTTTTACGAAAAGATATTATCGATTAATGATGAATTAAACGGTTTAGATATCGATACTATTAACGTAGATAATAGTTTTATTGCCAATAATATATTAGAAATTTCAAATAATAAATTACAATATGGTAAGGATCAACTTACATTTACTGATAGCTTACGATATAATGGTAAAATTGCTAAAACACAATATGATTTAGCTATGCCGGAATTTAAAGATTATCCTCCTGATTCTTTAGAAAAAGGAGAATATTATTTAGTAGTAAATAAAGATCAATATAAAATTCCTTTTATTATCGAATATTATGGCAATAATATTAAAAATGATTTCTATAAAATAGAGAACAGTAAATTAACGTCTAATTATAATTTTGTATTAAAGAAACGAGGTTAACGAAATGATTAATATTATTAATGATGATAACGTTACTCTTTCTGATTTACAAAGTAAAATTGATGAAATTAACCGATACTTAGAAGATAATAAAAAAGACTTAGAAGAAACTATTTATAATAACAATGTTGAACAATATAAAATAGATGATTCTATTTATTATAAAAAAAATAAAGTTTACAATTATACAATTAGTGACTTTAATGTTAATAATTTATCTGGTATTGTTGAAGTAAATAATAATACGTTAAATGTAAATGGTCATATATTATCTAATAAAAGTATAGATGGCGTTAAATTTTTAACAGAAAAAAGTAATACTTATACTTGGACTGAAGTCCCGGTATCTAAACAAATTGATATAACATATTTTCATGAAATCAATATTATTATTTCTGATGGTTCAACTTATTCACCTTTATTTATTGTAAAAGAAGATGGATTATATAAAGACCGATATGGGATAACAGAAATTAAAATTATTGATAATAATTTAATAATTGACAATGTTTATAACGTTGTTAAAGTATTTGTACGATAAGGTTATACGATATGGAAGAACTTTCGTTAAAATCAGTTAATGATAATATTATTACTTTAAGTAATAATGTAGATAATATTATTAACAGAGCTCATAATAGAATCAATGAATACTTAGAAATTAACGGTATTCCATTGGGTAATATATATAATGAGTATATTGGTAAGAATCAACATATCGATATGTTATATGCTAATAATTTATTGGTTAATAATATGCAATTAAATGATAAATTTTTTATCGATAATAATAAAATTGTATATGGCGATAATTCTTTATCGTTAACCAATGGATTAAAAGTAAACGAAGAACAGGTATTGTTGGAAGACGATACCTGTTTTAGTTTGTCATATGAAGGTGTATATACCACATACTTAATTAAAGATAAATCTGAGATTGTTGTCTCTGGTTTATATAACGGCACGGAAACAATTGATCTTATAATTCCTGTTTCTATGTTAAGTGAAATTTCGACAAGTGTATTCGGATATCGAAGTGCAGGAGTAACGGTTACACGTTCTGGCGATGAATGTTCTATAGCTCCTACAGATTCGGGATTCGTTATTACTAATGTTATTATGAGGTAATTTTTCTATGAAACATTTTATAGATCAGGCTTCGTTAAACGAAACAAGTATACAATATCTTACTTATAAGTTAAACGAAGTTATCCGTGTTGTTAATAATAAACCGGATGTACATGACTTAGAATACTGGTCTGATGTATTAGAACAGTTTAAGAATGATAAATCTATTAATACTTATACCGATCTAATCGAAGCTTTAAAAAAGAAGCCAGACTTTAATGAAGTACGCGCTACAGTTCGCGATGAATTAACAAAATTTGTCGATGAAATGAACCAGCGTATTTATCAACCAACTTTAGATCAACTATTAAAAATAATTGGCGATGCACTTAATCAATATATTCGTGAACAAGTGGATAAACGTTTAAATGAATCAATAGAAGATCTTAAGAATAGATTTAGTGCAGAATTAATTTATTGGAATTAGGAGATCAAAAAATATATGGATGAAAAATATACAGGCCGAAAGTTTTACGGTCTATATGATCCTACATCGCCTAGTGCTAAGCGCGATCCTAAATCTGTTGAAGATATTAAAAAACAATCTGATGTTAATAAAGAAACGAGTCTTTCTAATAAAGCATTAGCCGAAGCTAATAAAATTGCTATCGATAAAATCATAGCAATGATGAATGCTAAACAAGCTCAAGATGTTATTACATTCTTGAGTAAGGTCGATGCTGTCGCTCAATATCAGCCTAAAGGCGATTATGTAACAGAAAATCGTATCGACGAAAAAATCGACTCTGGTATTGCTAAATATAATGTTAAGGTTACCGAAACATTTGCGACTCGAGAAGAATTAAATTTAGCGACAAAAGGCGTTACACCTGCACAGCTAAAATCTTTAAAAGATGCTCTTGAATTATTAAAAGATAATCCAGATAGTATTGCTGAGATTGCTAAAAAAGCCGACAAAGATAATGTATATACTCGAGCTAGAATCGATGATTTTATTAATAGTTTAAATCAAAAAGATTTAGATTTAGAAAAGAAAATTCAAACTGTTGCGTTAGGCGAAGGTTTCGTTAAAGATACTGAATTAGCTCAACGTGTTGCAGCGATTGTCGATTTTACTCCGTATGTAACTAAAGTATATGCAGAGATTACATATGCTAAACTTACAGATTTAAATTCTAAAGTTTCTCAAGAACAATTAGAAAAAGCTTTAGAAAAAGCAGCACCTCAAGCCGGTATTGAAAAATTAGCGACAAAAGAAGAATTATCTAAAAAAGCTGATAAATCTGAAATTGAAAGCAAGGTAGATGTCGGTGATTTTAACTATTTAAAACAAAAGATTTCTTCTTTAGACACAGCTATTAAAACTGAAGCTGCTTCTCGTGCTTCTACCGATTTAGCTAACGATAGCAAAATCGGTATCGTTAATAGCACAATTAATGATATTAAAGCTGATATCTTAAAAAATAAACAAGAATTAACGACTCAATTAGTTCATAAAGCTGATACAGAAACAATGGCTACTTTATTATCTAATAAAGTGGATAATAATAGCTTAGATCTTGTTAAAGCCTCTGTTGAAAAAAATAAACAAGATATTCTTAAAGCTAATATCGAAATTAATAAAAAAGCTAATGCAGCTGTTTTAGAAAATTATCCGACTAAAGAAGAACTTCGTGTTAAAACTGAATTATTAACTCAAAATATCGAAGACGTTAAAACAATTGCTAATAAAGCTAAATTAGCTGCTGAATCTGGTAAATTGGCTACCGATGCTAAAGCATTAGCCGAAGATAATAAAGTTAAAGTTTTAGCTATCGAAGAAAAACTTAAAACTTTATTAACTAAAGCATTAGCCAATTCCTTATATCAAGAAAAAGGCAATTATGCCACTAAAGAAGAAGTTCAAGCAATTACGACTTTAGATCCTTCGACTGTACAAGCATTAAAAGATTTGGCGCGTCAATTAGCAGGTCATGAAGATTTAGCTGCTGTTTTAGAAAAACTCGATAAGATTTATACTAAACAACAAGTCGACGATGCATTAAGTCGCAAAGTCGATGTAACTGCTCTTAGTGAATATGCTACTAAAGAAGAATTAAAAACTAAAACTGCTAATATCATTACGCAAAGCGAAGTCGAAACTCGTGTTCTTAAAGCAGAATCTAAAGCTGATACTGCAGTTCGTGAAGTTAATACAACAGCACAACAAGCCAAATCTAAGGCGCAAGATAATGCTCAATCTATTAGTGAAATTAATACTAAGTTAACTAAAGCAATTGAAGATGCTACTACTTTATCCACTAAAGTTAATAATTTAGCTTTAAAAGCTGGTGAAGGTGGTAAAGTTGATCCTAACGCCGTGGCGGATAAAGTTAAAGAAGTATTAAATGATTTAGTAACTAAAAATAAATATGTATCTAAACCAGAAATGGTATTAGAGTTAGACAAAAAAGCTAATGCTAGTGAATTAGAATTATTGCGTCAAAAAGTTACGTCTAACGAAACGGCTCTTGCTAGCAAAGTAAGTACTAGCGATTTAGCGACCAAAGTCGAATCTTCTGTATTTAACGCCAGAACGACTGAAGTCGATAATAAAATTAAAGCATTAGAAACGACTAAAATTCCGTCGGTAGTCGAATCTCAGATTGAAGAAAAACTTAAAACATTTCAACCTAAAGGTGAATATCTTACTAAGACTACTGCCGATACATATTATCAACCTATCGGTTCTTATGTCGATAACGATGTATTTAGCCAAACTAATATTAAAATTAGTAAACATGAGGAAGACATTGCAGCGATTAAAGCCGCTCATTATGTGCAACAATCTGAATTAGCTAATTATTCTAATACCGAAACTGTTAATGCAGCGATTCAAGCAGCAGTAGCCGGTCTCGATACTACGTATGCTAAAAAGTCTGATGTAAGTACATTTATTAAAGGCGTCGATGTCGATAAAAAAATCGTAACTAAGATTGGTGAATTTAAGACTTATACAGATAGTACATTTGCTACTAAGAATGAAATCGATAATGCTCGTGCATTATTTAGAACGGCATTAAGTCAAACTGCTATCGAAAAAATTGTTGATGATAAACTCGGCACTGTGAAAGATGCTGTACAGACTATTGTTAATATTCAATCTGGCGTAAATCAAAATAAATCGGCCGTTCAATCTATTCTTACTGAATTAGCTAAAAAGGCTACGAAAGAAGAAATTGATGGTAAGCTCGATAAACAAGTATTCGAAACAGCTAAAGCTTCGCTGACTAAATTAATCACCGATCAAGAATCCGCTTTGGCGGACGCTAAAAAAGCTTTGCAAAAAGCTATCGATGACAAATCAGCAGAAAATGTTACGAATTATCAAAGTAAAGTAGAATTTGCTAATTGGATTCGCGATACATACACTGTAGCTATTCAAGATTTGCAATCTAAAATTAAGAGCGATCAAGATATTAAAGATTTAGCACAGCCATTAATTAATACTGCAATTTCTGGATTATCTGATGTATATCAACCTAAAGGACAATATGTAACTTCAGACGGTTTAACTAATAGACTTTTAGGATATCTAGAAGAAGCTTATGCAGATACAAGATATCAGATGCGTGGTTCTTATGTAACTAAAACAGAATATAAAACTGATGTTGATCAAATTAATGGTAAAATCGATACTATTAATACAAATCTTAATAGTAAACTTGATCTAACAGCTGCACAAAGTGTATTCCAAACTCGTGGTGATTACATCACTCGTGGCGATTTGGATGCTGCAGCTACTACACCGGCTTTTGCTAATGCAATTAATAATGCTATTATTGCCAAAAATTTCTTAGATAAAGATACTGCTAAAACTTTATTTGCAGCTAAAGCTAATTATACGACTGTTCAAAATGTTGGCGATATTATTCAAAATAGTGCTATTATTCAAGGAAAACAAGATAAGATTACATTCGGTTCTGGTTTATCTTATAATACACAAACAAAAACATTAACTGCAACTGGAGGTGGAGCTACTGGTGATCTTAGCCAATATGCTAAGAAAACCGAAGTAGTAAAACCTAGCGATCTTAGTTTTACAGATTTTGATATTCTCGCAGCATATAATGCAGAACTTAATTTAGGAGATTAATAGATGCAAGAACTCGATCAATTTAAAACTAAAATGCTAACTTGGGCTAAAAAGTTAGCACAAGATTTAACTGCCTTAAATAAAAAAATTAAGGCAGCTAGACCTGTTGTGTCTGAAGCTCCAATGGGTATTGTCCCTGGAGCTTATGAAGGTCAAATTATGGTTCATAAGAGTGGGCCAATGATAAAATGTTATTGTTGGGCTAATCGTAATTGGAACGAAATTGGAGAAATTAGCCAATCAGTTTTGAATAATTTAAAATTTGAAATTTCAAGTTCTATTTTAACAAAAGCTGGCCAATCTCAAGAACGTAAACCAAGAGCTTCTATGGATAATATGGGCAAATTATTTGTTAATTATGGTACCTGTACAGTAGAAGTTGTTGATTCTACTGGTAATTGGAAGTTATTAAATGGCCCGTTACAAAATTCCGGTATTCCAAATTATACTCCGGAAACAGGTCCTGGTACATTAATTCAAGATACTAATACTAAAAAGATTTATATGTGGAATGGTGCATCATGGATTGAGCTTGGCGGAGGTGGTGGCGCTGCCGGTAATTATGTTACACATGAAGAGTTTAATAATGCTCTCAAGAAAATTCAAGAAGAAGTTAGTAAAATTAGAGGTTAATAATGGCAGATCCAACGACTGAAAATATTGTAAATAAACTTACTGAAACATTAGGTCTTATTCATAATGATTTAGAGGATGTAAAACAAATTTTAAATAAGAACGGTATTCAAGCTACTGGTACTACTAAAACATTAGCCGAAGATATTACTAAATTACCAAAACAAGTAGAAGATAATATTAAGAATTCTACGGAATTAACAGGTATGGCTGGCGGCACGTTAGATATTCATACAGGATTTGTTTATTCACCTAATAATACTGGTAAATTAACTGAAGATAATTGTATCTTTGTTCAGGGCGTAAAAGATTTTATTCTTCCTGCTAATAAAGAACTTGGTATGTTCTTTCCTAGCGATTCACTAGTAAATAGCATTGTTCTTAGTGAGTCTAATAAAGTTAATCGTAATTTAACTTTAACAGTTAATGATGCAGCTATTTTCTATTCAGAAAATATGCAATATTTAACTGGTGCTAAAAATATTGAAAATATTAATTTTACTGTTAAAGTAAAAGATAATACTGTTAAAACAATTACTGAAGGTAATAAAGAATATTTCGACCTTACTGATCAACAAAAACCACCATCTGTACCTCCTATTGGAATGCCTGGGTATGTTCCTGGTTCTAATGGTTACAGCGGTGAATTTGCATTAGCCGATTATAATACTAAATTTATCGTAAATGATAAAGTATTGGAAAATGTAAAATGTGAAAGCTTTTACTTAAGTCCAAATGCTTATGTTAAAGAAGTTGTAGCAGAACGATTATATGTCGATTATGCATTATTAAGAAATATTCTCTATAAGGATACATATAGTTTAAATTCTTATTTAGATGATTATAATGATAGCCGTCAATTTAATCCGATTAAGGTTAAAGTAAAAAGTTTACTTAACGTGGATAATATTGGAATTGCAAATGAGCGCCAATCTGATTTAACTCCAGAACCTCCATTTGTAAAACAAGTCGACCCGTATAGTGTTCAAAATATTTATGGCGTTACAGCAGAAAGTTATTTAACTAAAGCTAAAAATTATGGCGGCTTTAATACAATATTTGCTAAACTTATGAACAAATATTTCCATATTTTAGTCGATCATACTAAATTTAATACCTTTAATCAAGATTGTTATTCTTTACAACTTCCGTTATATAGCTTAGATGAAACTAAAAAGTTTAACTATGCTAAACGCAAATGGGAAGATATTAATGCACTAACAGAAGACAAAAAAGAATTTAGTCCTAAATATAACTGCAAAATGATCGGTTATAGCCGAAAATCTTTTGCAGAAAAAGTATTGCCTTCCGCTTCTAATGAATATAGCAATAAAGGCATTGTAACTATTGAAGGATATGGTAATCTTTTTATCGACGGGATTTCTCCTAAAAATAGTTATTTTGCTCCGACTAAAGATGGCTACTATTCTATTGATAGTGGGAAATTAGGCGGAACAGATTTAGATACTGTTTATAAATATAGTGATAATAGCACTATTACTTTTGAATTTAAAGGTAAAGATAGATTTGTCGGGTTCCCATTCTCTGATTTAATACAATGTTCTTATTCTGAAGATAAATTAAATATTGTATTTAATAAAAATAGAGATCGTTTAACATTAAATAATAATTATTTAGATCCTCAAGAATATATTCAATTATTCCCTTCTCACTGGACTACTAAATATCATGTAGATTCTACTATTACTGATGAAACTAATAGTGATCTAATGTTAAAACGTGAAGACAATATTACTAAATTAGATTGCCGTAAATCTAATTTAACATGTCCATTATTCTTTAATAAAACTATTGAAGAAGTATTGGTGAATAAAATCTTCATTCCTTGGCGATTGCCTATTTTTAGACGTCTTGTACAAGAAAATCAGCGTAATAATTATTATTATAAACCACTTATGGAAAATGGATTTACTAAATTCATCTTCGGTGATGATGCTGAAATTGTAGACTATAGCAGTTATGCTTATGATATAATGAAAGAATCGTCTAATTCTGGTGCTGATGCATTAGAAAATCATAAGGGCTATCGTTTTGATTCTACACATCAACAAGAAATCGACAACTTTGTCAAAAATATGCATGTTCATATTAAATCTAATCATCCTAAGATGAACGACAAAGAATTTTTAAAATATCGTTTACCTTTATTCACTTTAGATGGTCGTCAACGTTATAATTATTCTTTGAAAAAATGGCAATTATTAGAACAATATGATCCTAAAAATGATGCAACTCCAATGGAACAAATTTATCCTGAACTAAAAGATAAACTTGATCAATTGCTTGTGGTCGGTGAAATTGTAGATACAGATGCCGGTAGTTCTAGTAGTCCAGGTTAATAGGAAATATATAACCCAATGACACTCATTAATTTTTTATTGTATTTAAATCATACTGTACCAGACGCAGTCGAGCATTTTGTAATAGCATATGCTGTTATGTTTATACTCGTTATGTCCGATACAGTTATGAAATTATTTGCATTAACCATAACTAAATATTCATTATGGCACTACAAAGCAATTATACAAGCCTTTTGGGGTGGTTGGGGTCAACAAAAATCAAGCCGCGTGTTTTATCGCGGCTTTGTTTTTAAGATATTTCAATACTCGATTGCTTGTTTAATAGCATTTGCACTTGATTGCATAAACATGCCTAAAGAATTGCCTTATGTATTAAAAAATACGTTTAATTACATAGCTTATATTATTTATTTCATAATTTTCTTAACCGAATTATTTTCGTTTAAAGAAAATTATGAATTAATTAAATATAATAAATCGGTAACGTCTAAATTCGGTAAAGACTTATTAGAACATATCGATACTATCGATTTAAATTTAATTAAATTTAAATTAAATAATCATATTAAGGAAGATGACAAGGATGAGTAAGTTTTTCAAAATGATGTTATTTGAAAATGAACAATTAAGTTATACACGCGTTATTTCCTTTGTTATGTTATTATTATTAATCGGTGTGACTCTATATCTTGTAATTACAGGGCATAGATGGGATCACTACGATACATTAGCTAGTTTGAGTGGTGGCGGTTCTGCTGCTACTCAAATTGCTAATAAGTTTATTAATAGCAAATACAATTCTGCGCAAGGTACATATCAAGAAAAAAACGATGCAGAATAATATGTAATATAATATAAGTAATACGAATTATATTATATACGAAAGGATTAACTTAATGCGAAAATTTAAAGTTGAAAGTTTGAAGGTTAATATTATTAACGCTCTTCAACTTGATAAATTAATCCGTGATAATACGATTAATCGCAATCAAATTTATATTCAGTCACCTGAAGAATTTGTAGCCGATCATAACGATATTGTTAATCTTAAAGAAACTAAACAAGATAAATTAAGACCAGGTTCGACTATTACGATTAATAGTGATAACGTAATCGAAGCAAATATCGATTTAAATCCTTATTATACTAAGACACAAACAGCTAAATTATTTATGGGCCGTGATGAAACGTATACTAAGGAAATTATTGATGAAAAGACTTCGAATATTATTGCTGGCGATAATATTCTGGTTACTTGGGAAAATAATAAAAGGAAAATATCGTCTACGATTCAGTACCGTCAAAGCAATAAATCAATGTCTATCGGTACTAATATTTTGGGCAGTGGCACTTCCGTTGGCGCTGGCTCTCAAGCAGTTGGTGAAAATTCTGTTGCTTTAGGTGCCGGTAGTTTAGCTTCGTTACCTAATCAAGTAAGTATCGGTAACGAAACAGTTAAACGTGTTATTAGTAATGTAGCTAATGGTATTGAAACTAGCGATGTTGTTACTGTCGGTCAGCTGACTTCTAAAGTAAGTGAAATATTAGGTAAATTAAATAAAGTACAAGAACAAATATATCCTATCGGTTCTATTTATATGAACGTGAATAATGTGAACCCAGCAGTATTATTTGGAGGTACTTGGGAAAAACTTCCGGCTGGTCGAATGTTAGTTAACGAAGGCGACGGATTTGCACTCGGTTCTATTGGCGGCGAAAAAACACATCGTTTAAGCGATAGCGAAGTACCTGGCCATACTCATAATGTTAATACTAGTATTTCTGTACTAGGCGATCATTATCATGCATTTAGTACGTTGTACGATAACAACGGTGTTTTTCCTTCAGCAAATCCTAATCGTAATCCCGAGACCGGATTCCGTTTTAAATCAGAGTCTAGATTAGCTGGCTGGAACGGTTCTGGTCATGGTAACGATGTCGGATCTTCTCCGATCGGTACGAATACAGAATGGCACGCCGTAACATCTTTGGATAAAGCATACGGCAATAATCGAAATATTAATATTAACGTTAATACCTCGTCTATTGGCGGAGGTCAAGCACATAATAATATGCCGCCATATTTAACAGTTAATATGTGGAAACGAACTAGATAAAGGAAGTATTAAAAATATGTCTTATGAAGAACAATTAGCTCAAGTACGAGCTAATGTAATTAATAATATTTATCCGGTCATTCAGCAACAAGGTTCTTCTAATCAAATGATCACATTACATTGGACAGCTGGTCATTACGATCAGTTGTTCGATGATTATCATATGTGTATCGATGGCAACGGCACCGTTCATGTTATGAACGATTTAGATGCTTATGGTGCACATTGTTATCATGAAAATAGTAATAACTTTGGTATTGCTACTTGTTCTAATGTAAATGCTTCGTTAAATGGCGATGGTTATATGGGTTATTCCACTTATGTACCAGGTCCAGAACCAGTTAATGATTTACAGTTAGAAGCAATGGCTACATTAGTATACCTTTGTTGTGTGCAATGGAATATTCCGTTAAGTCAAGTATTTACTCATGGTGAACGTTGTTTACGTCGCCAAGATTTATACGATTATCCATCTGAGCGTTGGGATCTCGACATTCTTGTTCCAGAATGTCATGTACGTAGTGAAGATGGTCTTTCAACTTCTGGAGGTAATTGGATTCGCAATAGAGCTCGTGAGATTGCACAAATGAACGGTGTTAATTACCTATAATAATTAATTAAGACGGTCGAAAGGCCGTCTTTTTTATTGTAATATAATAATAGAATTTCTATTTATATTATTAAAAATAAAGGATATATAATATGTCTGATAATACAATTTATGATTATGACTTTTCGGTACACGAAACGGAACCGAAACGTGCCGATATGCTCAATGCTCTTAAAGCGAGAGTAAAAGCTTTGGATAAAGGTACGATCATTTCGTCGACCGATTATAACGACGATTCTCAATACGACGAAGATCGCGCGCTAAGTTCTTATTTGTTATTTAAATTATTCCCGACTAAAGTTCATTTATTAAAAAATCATTACACCAAAGAAGAAGTAGACAGCTTATTATCTAATTTAATTTCTAAATATTATTTAAAAAATGAAATCGACGATATGCTTAATGCTTTAAAGAACGAATTAAAAGCTAAAATGTTAGCTGATGGTAATGATTTAAAGCAAGCATTAAATGCACTTAAAACAGAATTAAGTAAACATAGAACACAAGAAGTAATCGATCATCCTGATAATAGTATTACTGAAAGTAAAATACGAGATAAAAATATTTCGAAAGGCAAACTTAACGACGCCTTACAGAATGAGATTAACGGTAAAGTGAATAAAAGTGGAGATGACATTAATGGCCGAATTCATATGAATAAATCCGATATTAAATTCTCGACTTATAACAAAGATGGTACCGAACAATTTGCTTGGATCGGTTTTGGTGGTATGGTTGATAATCGTCAAAATTTTGACGTCGGTTCTATTCATTGCCGTCAAACTAACTTAAATAGTGAATTGAATCCAGGTTGGTATAATGGTCAATGGCAACGCTTTTTAATTCAAAATGATCTTGATAATATCAATAGCCAAATTAGAGATATTAATGCTAAATTAAATAAAACTGATAATAATCGTGGTTCTATGTATAAAATGGATTTAGAATATGTTTCTGGTTCTAATTTAAGAGCTGAATATTTGGGATATAGAAATAATGGATACATATATAATTTATATTTATGTAGAATTCCAAATGGTTTTTCAGCTATATACTATCATACACAATCTCAACATAAATATTGGACAGGTGGACATGATAATGATCATGAAGAAACATCGTATCAAACAAATGTAAATATATTATTAAAAGATGAAATTTTAAGAGAAAATAATGTATCTGAACTCGGCGTTAGTAGTTCTTTTAATGGTATTTCA